TCGCCGTTGGATGCTGCCCTTTAGACTGCCCGTAGTTTTAGCTCAGCTTAACCGTGGTGGCAACGTTATGAACGAGCGTGGTTTTTACGCCGTAGATACTCTGCGCCTAGTTATCAACGCTGGAGATGCTGAAAGACTGCTTCCAGATATGCTGACAGAAGAGCCAAACAGATTTATAAAAGACCGTATTCTATACCGTGGTCAAATCTTTACACCCACCCGTGTAAACCCAAGGGGTGCTTTCGGATACAGATGGGCTGTAGTAACTGTTGACTGCACAGAGGTCAACGCTGAAGAGCTGGTCAATGACCCACAGTTCAAGCAGTATGCCTCTCAACTACCAAGAACACTTAGGACAGCAGATGAGTGAACGTAAGAAGTCTCGTAAGGGCCGCATAGGCGCCCGTGTTGGCAAGCAGCCAAAGGGCAATGTAGAAACTGCCCTAGACAGCACCAAGTACCGTGCTGGCGGTGCCGTTATGAAGGCGAAAAAAGGCGGCATCATTCGTAAGCCTACGGCTAAGATTCGCTACAAGAAAACCCACTAACGAAAGAAGTAATAATGAAAAAAGAAATGACTCCTAAGCAGAAGAAGCTTGCAGCTATGTCAGGTGACAAGGGCAAGATTACTCGTGGTGACGTTATCAAGGCTGCTCAGATGAACCAGATGAAAAAGGGTGGCAACATGAAGGCAAAGAAGAAGTAACATGGCAGAAAAGAAGTCAGGCAGCAAAAAGGACCCACGTCTAGCAAGGGCTGGAGTGTCGGGCTATAACAAGCCTAAGCGCACCCCTGGAGCCAAGAAGTCCCACGTTGTAGTGGCTAAGGTAGGCGACAAGGTTAAGACCATTCGCTTTGGAGAACAGGGAGCTGAAACCGCTGGTAAGCCAAAGCCTGGCGAGTCTGAGCGCATGAAGGCTAAGCGTAAGAGCTTCAAGGCTCGTCACGCCAAGAACATTGCCAAGGGTCCAATGTCTGCCGCTTACTGGGCTGACAAGGTGAAGTGGTAATGGCTGCTAAGAAAAAGGCAACCAAGTCCAAAGTAAATCAGGCTGGCAACTACACCAAGCCTGGTATGCGTAAGGCTTTGTTTGAAAAGATTAAGGCTGGAACTAAGGGTGGTGACCCTGGCGAGTGGTCAGCTCGTAAGGCACAACTTTTGGCTTCTGAGTACAAGAAGAAGGGCGGAGGCTACAAGAACTAATGCCTCTAAAGAAATCCCAACAGTCTCTCAAGAACTGGACTAAGCAAGAGTGGACCACCCACGACGGTTCTCCGTCTAAGGGTAAAAAACGCTACCTGCCTAAGTCTGCTTGGAACGAACTTAGCCCAGCTGAAAAGGCTGCAACCAATAGGGCTAAAGCTGCTGGTAACAAAAAGGGCAAGCAGTTTGTAGCTCAGCCAAAGAAGATTGCTGAAAAGACCGCTAAGCATAGGAAAGGGGCCTAATGGGTGGCAAGGCTGTTCCTGTAGGAACTAAGAAAGAATTTGGTCCATACAAGGGCTCAAAGCAAAACGGCGGTCGTCCTATCAAGGTCACTAAAGTCAAGGGCAAGGACGGCAAGTGGCACACCACTTCTAAGAACAAAGCTCGTGATGACTACGAGAAGAAGAACGGCAAGCTTCCTAAAGACGTAGATGTTGACCACAAGAACAACAATCACTCAGATGACCGCAGTAGTAATTTGCGCCCCCTAAAGCACGGAAAGAACACCGCTAAAGAAAACAAGCGGAGAGCAGGAAAGAAGTAATGAAAGACAAGAAGAACGCCAAAGTTGCCAAAGTTATGGGAGAGTACAAGCGTGGCACCCTCCACTCTGGCAAAGACCCAAAGGGACCTAAGAAGGCCCCCGTTGTAAAGTCCAAGAAGCAGGCCGTAGCTATTGCTATGTCTGAGGCTGGCATGTCCAAGAAAAAGAAGAAGTAACTATGTGCGGATGCAATAACTGCGGATGCGGAAAGAAGGATGACAATGGCGACAAAGCCTAAGATGACTGGCAAATACACCAAGTCTGCCGATGAAAAGAAGGACGCCTATCTGATGAAGAAGGCTGGTCTTGATAAGGAAGAGCGCAAGAAGTACGAAAAGATGGATGCTGCTCACGGCAAGAAGAAGAAGCCTAAGACTCTTCAGGAAGACAAGAAGATTGACATGGCTAACATCAAGAAGATTAAGGCTGAGCACAAGCGTCACGAGGCTAAAGAGGGTAAAAAGGGTGAAAAGGCCGAAGACAAGCGTGAGAAAGCTAAGAAGGCCAAGTAATGAAGGCTAAAAAGACCTTTCTAGACAAGAAGAACGAAGAGTACAAAAAGGACTGGTCTAAGAAAAATCCCAACATGAAAAGAAACCAGTCTTTGACTGCTAGGGTCAAGAACTCGAAAGGCAAAATGCGGGGCGGTAAGTAGCCGCTTTGGTTACTAAATAGTAGTATGTCTCGTATGATTCAACCACACTCCCTCACCAACGTGGATGAAGCCGCTTTGGTGGGGGATTGTGCTATTTGTGGCCCTGCAATCAGGGTTAAAAAGTCCTATAAAGCCAAGGGCAGTGGAAAGCAGTTCTATAGATGCTTCCACAAGTACTACGTCACCAAGACTCACATAGAACGTCCCTGGGAGTTTCATAAAAAGCCATACTGTGAAAAGTGTGGATTTAATGCTGAGCATGAGTGCCAGCTAACGGTCGACCACATAGACGGTAACCGCTATAACAACCAGCCTTCTAATTACCAAACTTTGTGCCATAACTGCCATGCCCTCAAAAGTTGGCAGAACAAAGACTATTTCAATCGCTATTCAGCAATCACAGAAGCCTAAAAGCTCCTATCCTTATAGGGTAAGTATCCGTGCGGGTATTTACCTAACACCAGTTAGAACTGCGCCTCGATAGGGGATTTGCTATGCCTGAACAGAAATTCAACCCATGGTGGGAGCGGGTGAACGACTACTACATCTTTGACGAACGTAAAGAGTTTGTTAGAGGTGCAACATCGTACCGCCCTAATAACCGCCAAGAAGCTATGGTCGCTCAGTTAATGACTGGATACGTTTCTGATAGTGCATTGCAACTTCCCAAACCAATAGGCAAGACTGGTGACGACAGATATTCTAAGTAGCGTCCTCGAAGACGTACGTAAAACGCTGGGCCCTCTTACTGTTTCCCTGCGCCGTTCTGCTGCAGCCAGCGGATGGCCCAAAGAGGTTGTTAATCAGCTTTCTGTAAATCTTGTAAAAGGTAAAGTCATAATTTCCTACCCTGACGAGCTTAAACAAAAGATAGATGAGTGGGAGTACGGAACTCAGTTCCGCAGACCTACTGCCGTCCTACGTAAGTTCAATAACCGTCTTGACAGCAAAGTTCGTTCATTCTTAGGTAAGGGAGCTATCTAATGGCGTTTCTACTATCTGAAGACAAGGCACTAAGAGAAAAGCTAACTGGAATGACGGTCACTGACCAGAAAGCCGATGAGCTTGGCGACCCACGCCCAGTAGGCGTATGGTTCGGACAGCCTGACCAAGAAATACGTTCTCAGAGCTACCCGTACATCACCATTGACATGGTGGACATGCAAAGGGACGTAGAAAGAGAAATGCGAGGCTATGCCACCGCAGAATACCTGCGTCCTGCTGAGCTAGACAATGATGAGCCATTTGAGATGACTCTGCCAATTCCCGTCAACATTGACTACCAGATTACAAGCTATGCACGTCACCCTAGGCATGACCGTGCAATTATGTCGCAGCTACTAAGTGTAAAGCTGCCTATTAGATTTGGCATATTGGAGCTAGACGACAACACTGTTCGTCGCCTCGATGTGCTAGACGTCTCAAAGCGAGACGTTAGTGAGCAAGGCAAGCGCCTGTTTATAAACGCAATTACTGTTCGGGTGTCTAGTGAAATAGCCCCAACAATCTTTACGTCACTACAGGAAGTAACGTCTGTTCATCTGGATGACCCAACACCAGCTCGTGCTGAGGGTCGTCCAGGAGACCCATACTTTTATGGACCTGGTGCACAAGTAATAACGGAATAATTCGGAACCTATCGAAAAATCAATCTAGTTAGGAGATAAAAAGATGGCTTATGGTCGTCCTGGCGTTTACATTAGTGAGCGTCTACTTCCTGCGCCTATCGCCGTTCTTGGCACAGCAAACGCTGCTGGTGCTGCAATCGGTGCTTTTGCGCAGGGCCCAACAACTGTAACCCGTGTAACGTCATGGTACGACTTTGTACAGACTTTCGGTGGTTACAGCGCTGCCTTCCCAGCCACATTTGGTGTAGGGCAGTTCTTCCAGAACGGTGGCTCTGAACTTTGGGTTCGCCGTGTTTTGGCCAGCGATGCAGCTGCTGCAACTGCCTCACTTCCTAGAAGTGGTGTAGGTGCTGCCATCGGTAGCGTCACCGCCAAGAACCTTGGTGCTGACGGAAACAACCTGCGTGTACAGCTAACTGCTGCCAATATTACTGGTTACTACAACTTCTATGTCTACAAGGAGACCGCTGCTAGCAGCACTGACTCCAGCCCAGACAACGACGTTCTTATTGAGCAGTACACCAACGTAGTTCTCAACGACACTGCTTCGTCAGACTACCTTCCAACAGTAATCTCGTTGAACTCAACCAACGTGACTGTGGCTATTACTGACAATGTAACCGCCCCCTCAACTGCCCGCATCCCACTAACTGGTGGAACCAACGGTACTGCTCCTGTCGCATCTGACTACGTGTCAGCGCTTTCTGGATTTACCACTGTTGACCAGCCACTGGTTATGTTTGCTCCAGAAATCATCACTGTTCTAGGTTCTTCCAATGGTAAGACCGTGCACGACGCCATCGTTTCGTGGTGTGGTGCCAACAACGGCTTTGCTGTACTAGACACCGACGACAGCCTGACTGTAGACGCAGCGATTAACTATGCCGCCAGCTTGGCCGCTACTAGCTATGCTGCTGTTTACTACCCATACGTATTCATTGCTGACCCACTGGGACGCAGCTCGACTTCATTGCGCAAGATTGGTCCTGCTGGTTCTATCGCTGGTCTGTTCATCAGCACTGACAAGCAGTATGGCCCATTCAAGGCTCCTGCTGGTATCCGTGCCAATGTTCGTGGCGCACTTGCTCTAGAGAGGTCCTTCACTTCTGCAGAACTTGACAGCCTAAACACTGGTATCAAGAGCGATAACAGCGTTGGTAAGCCAGTAAACGCTCTACGTAACCTGCCAGGTGCTGGAGTTGTTTCTATGGGTGCTCGTACTCTGCTTCAGGATGGAACGGCAAACCGTTACGTCAACATGAGACGTTCCCTTATCTACATCCGCAAGAACCTAAACGACTTGACTCAGTTCGCTCTATTCGAGAACAACGACGAGAGACTATGGTCAAGAATCCGTACAGTTCTAGGCGTATTCCTAAATGACTACCGTAACCAGGGCGGTCTACGTGGTACTACTCAGGAAGAAGCCTTCTACGTCAAGTGTGATGCTGAAAACAACCCAACTGAAAGCATTGCAGATGGCGAAGTTCACATCGAGGTTGGTGTTGCTTTGCAGTACCCAGCCGAGTTCGTGGTCATTACCCTCAGTCAGAAGACTGCTAACTAATCCGAAGGAGATTAAGTAATGCCAACTATCATCAATAACAGGTCCAGTCTCCTGACGGACCCAATCAGAAATTTTAGATTTCTGGTTACGTTCAAGCCACACCAGACTGACGCCAGTTGGTTTGCTAGCCAAGCTACCTTCGGTTTCACTTCGGTTTCGGGACTAGCAGTCACCACTGACAGCATTCCTTACCGTGAGGGTGGCTACAACACCACTGTTCACCAGATTCCTGGACAGACTACGTTTGCTCCTGTGACTCTGCAGCGTGGTGTCATCCTTGGTACCAAGCAGAATTGGGACTGGATGAGAAAGCTATTCGCTACTGTCGAAGGTGGTTCTACTAACACTCTTGCCGAGAAGTTCCGTGCAGACCTAGAGATTTCGGTGCTAACTCACCCAATCCCAGGTGCTGGAACTGTTGGCGGTGTTGGAACTGCTGGAGATGACCACGTTTCTTTGCGATTCAAGGTCTACAACGCATGGCCAACCAGCGTTGCTTATTCAGACCTAAACGCAGGTGACAACGCCATCTTCGTAGAGCAGATGACCCTAGTTCACGAAGGATTTGACGTAAACTGGGCCCCAAGCCTAACCACAAGCGCAGCTAACTTCTAAGGAAATAAATGGCAAACAATACGATTAATGCAGCAGAAAATGCTGCAATGGCTAACAATCTCGTTCAAACAGCTTTGGCAGAGAAGGCTCCTGAAAAGGAAACTGCCAAGCTAACAGCTCCTTACCCAACGTTGGTGACACTCCCTGGTGGATTTGTAACATCCACTGGGGAGGTCATCACCACCGCTGAGGTCAAAGAGCTAACAGGGCGGGATGAGGAAGCTATTGTAAAAGCCCCAAATGTGGGACGAGCACTAGCGACAATTTTATCTAGAGGAGTTGTATCTGTTGGGAACATTCCAGCAGACGAAAAACTACTCGACAACCTACTGGCTGGTGACAGAGACGCACTGCTAATAGGTATTTACCGTGCCACGTTTGGTGACACAGTAACTCTTCCTGGCTATGACGTAGCAACGGGCGATGTACACGAAGTTGAAATTGACGTTTTGAAAGACATCAAAATGCGAGTTCTAACTGACCCAATTAGTGACCGTAAATTTACGGTAAATGGTCGAGGCCACGAGTACACCGTCTTGCTCCCTACTGGAGTAGTGCAGAAAGAAATGTTGGCAAGTTCTGACAAGAGTGTTGCGGAGCTTATCAGTGTGATGCTTTACAACTGCGTAGTTGAGATTGATGGTAACCCCGTTGTTTCTATTGAGCAGATTCGCAATCTCGGT